GATCGCGCCTGGCTGGTACCTCGACCAGGACATCGATCCCGAGCTTACCTGGAACATTTACCTGAACGGCTTCGCGTTCACAGATGGCGCAGCGGTCGCGCTCGCTTACGAGGCCGGATACATGCAGCCAGGAGCGGCCGTCACGCCGCCCGAGATCGCGCTCCCTGAAGACATCGAGCAGGCCGTTCTCGACTGGATGTCGTATCGCTACAAGAACAGGCCGAACGTCACGACGACGCAGCGGCGCTCGAGCGAGGGCGAGTCCGCGCAGACCGAGATCATCGACGCGCCTCCGAACGTGCTGAGCGTGATCGAGCGCTATACGCGCGAGCGACCGTCGATCGATCGCCGGCAGGAGAAGCGGCAAGAGCGCGAGGCGCGCTCGCCATACGCGAAGCAAGGGAAGAAGCGATAGATGCTGCAGGTTGTCGTCGAGCGCCGCAGCGTCGACTCGGCCTTCGCTTACATGGAGCGCACGAGGCAGAGGATCTTCCAGAAGATGCGCGAGGGCATGCAAGAAGCGATGGAAGGCCTCGCCGCAGAGGCCGTATCGCAGGCCACGGCGGCCGGGATCCAGCCTCGCACGGGGCAGCTCTTCGAAGACATCCTGGCCTCGCCGAAGGTTCGCGAGACCGCGGAGCTCATCCGGGGAACGGTCTCGGCCGAGAGCGACATGACGATCGGCGGCCGCAAGTTTCGCGGATATCTGGGCACGGCGCTCGATGAGGGATACAACGTCCCGAGCTTCGACTCGAAGGTGTTTCAGTTCACGTCCGCGGACGGCAATACATTCTTTACTCGCGGTCACGTCGCTTTCGACGTGAAGCCGCATCCGTTTCTTCATCGCGCGAAGGAAGCATTTACTGCGCCGATCCTCGAGATCATCGAGGCGAAGATCGCCGAGGCTTACGAATGACGATCACAGCTCTCGCATACCAGCCGATCAATCGCGAAGCGATATGGGCGAGCTGCTTCGCGTGGCTGCAATCGCAGCTCACGGCGCCGGCCTGGACTCCGAGCACGCCCGTCGCGCAGGGATACATCGCTCTCGATCCGATGGGACATCGTCAGCGGGCCGTCACTGCCGGCACGACGGGCGTCGCGGCGCCGGCCTGGAACGACGCCGGCGGCACGACGGCGGACGGATCTGGCCTGACCGCTTTTACCTGGCAGGATCTCGGCCAGGGCTTTACTTCGATGGGTCGCAAGCATATCGCGCCTCCGGAGCTTTCGACGGCCGACCAGCCTGCGCTCTTCCAGGTCGCCGGCCGTGAGATTCACATTCCGCAGAAGCCGCCAGGCGCGCCCTTCAAGCTCGTTCTTCGCGGCTTTCTGATCGTTTACGCATTCGGGCCGACCGTGAACGAGAACATCGGCACCGAGCAGCTCCTCGGCGAGACGCAGCTTAACCAGCTACTCTTCGCGATCGATAAGGCACTGGTAATCGACGACATCGGCAGCGGAAAGTTTACGCTCGGCCGGACGGTCACGCATTGCTGGATCGAAGGCGACACGGATCTCGATCCTGGGATCTTCGGTCCGCAGGCCGCGGCGATCCTGCCGCTGAATATTTTGGTTTGAGAGGTTCTTATGGCAAGTCTCATTGATTCCGAGAAGCTCGCCGCGAAAATCGGCGCCGGCTTTCAATTCGGTACAGGCGTCGATGTCGCCGGCGAGCTGCGCAAGCTGGCCGCAGCGATCGAAGCGAGCGATGTCGCCGTTCAAAAGGTGACGCTCTATCACACGGCCAACGTCGAGGACTTCAAAATGACCGGCCTCGTTCTGCTATGGGCCGAGAAGGTAGAAGCAGAGCGCCAGGCTCGCGCTTACCTGGCGAAGCATTCGCCGCCGTTTGAAAAATCTTCCGAATCTGCCGGCTGATCCGCTCCGCGGTCGGCTCAACGTCAACCATTTAACCTGACGCCCTAACGGGCGCCCTGGGAGAGAAAAACCATGCTCAATCCTCAGTTTGGCTCTGGGGTGCTTTACGGCGTCCCGAATCACGGCAATCTCGCCACTAATCCGACTCCGCTTCAGTTCGGAATCCTGCAGGAAGTATCGGTCGAGCTGAAGGCCGATCTCAAGAAGCTCTTCGCTATGCAGCAGTTTCCCGTCGCGAAGGCTCGCGGAAAGATCGCGATCACGGGCAAGGGAAAGATCGCCTCGCTCGATCCGTTGTTTTTCTCGCAGCTCTATTTCGGGCAGAACACTTCTAGCGGCGTCAACCGTCCGGTCTATAACGAGTCGCATGCAATCGGCTCGTCGGTCTCGACCACGCAGATCAAGGCTGGGACGGATCTCGGCGTGATCAATGGTACGACCGGCGTGCCCATGACTCCCGTCGCTTCAGCGCCGGCTGTGGGCCAGTACGTCTTCACGCCCTATAACTCTGTCGGGCCCGTCGACGCAAGCTATGCTTTCAACTCGACCGACGTGACGAGCGCATTCCCCGTGCTGCTGAACTATCAATGGCCGGACACGGTCGGCACGACGCTTGCGATCTCGAATCAGCTCATGGGCTACGCGCCGGAGTTCACCGCGCTTCTGTATAACGACTTCCGCACCAACATGTTCGCTCTCGAGCTGAATTCCTGCATTCTCGGATCGATCTCGATTCCGACGAAGCAGGAAGACTTCTGGATCTCGGATTTCGACTTCGAGGCGACTGCGGACGCTTCGGGGAACGTTCTCAGCCTGTTCTCCGACCAGCTCTAAACCTTAACCGGGCAAGAAGGCCGCCGGCGTCCTACCAGGCGCCGGCGGCGCACCGCAGCCCTCACAGATCTCTCAGGAGAAGACCATGCAGAAGCTGAAATATCTCGGCGTGCCGATCTATATGAACGGCCAGAATTACTACATTCCCTCACTGACGATGAGTGAGATGCGAGCAAACTACGATCTCCTCACCACATCGCCGGAGGACGGCGCGAGCCCGTTCGCCTTTTTCGACGCGTTCCTTCCCGTGATTTTGCGGGGCATCAATCGGAACTATCCAGAAGTGACGAAGGAGCAGCTTGAGGAGTGGCTTGACCTGACCACCCTCCGGCTTGCGGCCAGGGCCGTGCAGTCTGCCAGCGGCCTGACTCCGGTTTCCGAGGGGGAATAGCGTCCGGCGGCGGTTCCAAGATCGATTGGCCCTGGATCTATGGCCGAATCGTAACCGCTACCGGATGGACTTTCGACACGCTCAACGAGACGAGCTTCTCGGATGTCATCGAGCTACTCAACTATTGGGGAGAGGAGCCACCGACGCACGTCCTGCTCGCGCTGCGCTACCTGGGCAAGAGCAAGAGGGGCAACAAGCCGGACGAAGCTAAAGCTCGTCAGGACATGGGCGAAATGGCGGCGATCTTCGGCAAGCAAGCGCAGCCGATGCCTGAACACCTGAAGGCAATCCTTCGGCAGGCCGAGGCAATGAAGAAAGAAAAGAAGGGGCTCTGAAATGCTTGAGGTCAAGATTGATCCGGCCAGCGTCGCCTCGACCGTCGGGTACCTGGAGGCGGTCAAGGGGCGAATCCTTGCAGCGGTGCGGGTGGGCATGGCTGAAGGTATGGAATTGCTTGCCGGTAATACCGTGGCTGAACTGACTGCGGCGGGGATCCAAAGCCGTACCGGGGGGCTCGTCGAAGGCATCCTTAAATCGCCTCGGGTTACCGAGGATGCGAACGTCATCAGGGGCCGGGTTACCGCGTTCGCTCCTGTGAAGGCAAAGGGCGGCGAACTCTATTACAACAATCTCGGCAACATTCTCAATATGGGTTTCAGGGATCCGAATGTGAAATCGCCTATGCATCAGTTCACCGCCCCGGATGGAGAAACGTTCTGGGCGCGGGGCCACGCTGCCTTCGATGTAAAACCGCACCCGTTCTTCCGTCGGGCCGTCGAAGTCTCGGAGTCGCCGATCATGGATATCATTCGAAGTCGGGTCGCGGAAGCCATAGACCAATGACCGGCGTATAATCCTCGTGCATGGAGGGTTGTACGCTATGAAACCTGGAGGCATGGGGCGGTTCATTTTAGTATTGCCTTTTCTTTTGTCTTGCATGATTGCATCCTCGCAGGATCTAACACCCGATTGGGTCGGAGAAGGATTCTTTAGCTGCCATGAAACGGAAAT